TCAAACGCGACGCGTTCTTCTTTCGAGAAACTATTGGACATGATTTTTCCTTAAAAAATGGTCATTTTGAAGCTGCACGCTTCTGCGCCTTGTACTGGATGACCTTGGTCATGTTGCCAGTACGGGCGGCTTCTTCGCGCAGCCGTTCGAGGGTTGAGTCCACCGCGCCAGACACTCGACCAGTTGAGCTGATCATGCGTTCAGGTGCAGGGGCTGCCTTTCGGTTCGTAACTTTCAATTCCTTCTCCAGTTTCGCTACCGCAAAGGCAAACTTTACGGGGTCTTCAATTTTGGCCAGCTCTGCTGCCTTCTTTGGGTTCTTGCCGAGTGCGTAAATCACCAGAGCAGGATTGTCTGCACCTTGCAGCACGACGCCTTGTTGCGTGATGTTGAAGAGTTCCTGGGCCACGGCCTCGGCATCCTCAAAATCTCGCACCTTCAGCTCAGCTTTCGCCTTGCCGTAGCCTTCGAGCTTTTCCTGCCAGGCTTGCTTTTGCGCTTGCTCGGCCTGCTGCAGCTTGTTGGCTTCAGTGTCGGCTTGGCGTTTGCGCTCGAACCAGTCTGTCAGGGCAGATTCAAACTTGTCAGCGTCATAGTCGAAATCTTCCAGCTTCGGCTTTGCCCCAAGTGCGACCGGCTTTTTCTCAGTCGTCTGGGTCAGCTTCGCTTCGAGTTCTCGAATGCGCTTTTCCTTCTCGCGGTTTGCTTTACGCAGCTCTTTCACCCAACCAGGTGCGTGAGCTTGCTCATCGGGAGGTGGCGCGTCCTCACCAATGGAGACGATCACTTCGTTGTCGTCGCCTTCTTGATCGTCGCCGGATTGCTGGTCGTTCTGGTCGGTGCCGGAATTTTGCTCGTCACCCACGTTCTCAGAATTGTCCTGGCTCTCCTGATCGTCGATCACCAAGGTGTCGTCGTCGAGGTTTTCATCTCCTGTTGCTGCCTTTTTAGTCATTCAAATACCCCATTTAACTCATCCACTTCAAACGGCTGGATGGATACCGTGTACCCACATTCTCCACCATATCGATGTCATCTGACAACAGGCTGCACTTGTTCTCCAATTGCTGCTTGTTCCAGCGCCTCGATTGTGGTCAATGCAATGTTCTGATCAATCTCGCTGGCCTTGGCGATGGTCTCGGCCGTCTGGGCGCGTTTGAGTTCTGCGCTTGCGATGGTCTCCACCGTGTCGGCACGTGCCCTGGCGGCCTTGGCCACGGCTTCTTCGGCTGCGGCTTGCAGGAAGATGGCGTTCGGGTCTTGCTGCTGGCCAGCGGCTTGCATCTCGGCCATGAGCGCTTCGGCTTCTGCGTCGGTCGGTTTGACCACGCCCATGCGAATCAGGCGCTTGCGGAAGTAGTCCTGCACGTCGCCAACGCCCTCGCCTTCCATGTTCATCATGGCCATGGCACCGAGCACTTGCAGGGTCTCTGGGTCTTGGGTGATCTGCATCATGCCGGTCAGGGCGCGAACGGTGGCCGCACGCTTGGAGCTGGAGGACGGGCCGACGTCCACATCCACGTCGAACTTGGCCGCGCCCAGGTCGTTGGCCATCTTGACCTCTCCGGTCTCCTGGTCGATGGTCGGCTGCATCAGGGTGACGGAGTCGGTGTCGCCGTTGTCGGTGATCACCTTCATCTGTCGGCCTTCCTCGACATAAACGTCCTTGGCCATGCTCAGCCAGATTTCGCCGCAGCGCTTCATGGCCTTGGCGAAGTTGCTCATGTAGATGAACGTCTGCATGTCCAGGCGCTGCTGGATCATCTCCACGGCCTTGCCTGACACGTTGCTGACGACCTTCTCGCCTGCCTGCGGATTGCCAAGAATGTCCTGCATGTCCTGCTCGGTCACCTGCAGCAGGGCTGCCATGGCCGGAGGGATTGCCGGGCTGCGCGTGTAGGCCACCGGGCCGCTGATCGCCTGGCTGCCGTCCGCGTTGGTGATCGGGTTGATCAGCAGGTAAGGGTAATCCTTGAGGTTGTCCTCGGCCCACATGAGCTGGTGGCCAGCGATCTGCTCAGGCGTGAGGATTGGCTTCTCAACGCTGGACAGGGCGCTGATCTCGCCCAACTTGGACAGCTGCATGTTCTTGAGGCGCTGCGCGTCCTTGGCCAGGCGCACGTGGCCCATGCAGCGCTCGACGTTGTCCACAAACCAGCGCTTGCCGTAAACCGGAACGATGGGGATGCACTTGCCTGCGATGTAGCCGCAGTCTTCCAGCACCTTGCCACCGGACATGATGTACTTGTGAATCTTGCGGGACTTGATCTTGCGCTGGCGCACCTCGACGCTGCCAATGGCGGCCAGGGTTTCTTCCAGGGCCGGGTCGTCGGTGAACTCGCTGGACTTGTAGCGCTCCTCGGTGCCATCGATGGCGCGGAAGATGCGGATGGTCTCGGTGACGTCCTCGACCTTGTAGTATTCCGCGATGTAGACCACATCGGGCGTGCACCAGTCGAACTCGTACTGGTGGATGATCTTGGGCCAGTCGGTCGGGTCATCGTTCCACTCTTCCTTGTAGGACTCGTAGGTCATCGAGTAGATGACGTAACAGAAACGGGCGTCGGCCTTGTCCTGGCGCTTGGCGTTCAGGTCAAAGAAAACGGAGCTGTCGGCATCAAAGATCGGCTCGATCTGGATGCGCTGGCGCTCGTTGTCCTCGTCTTCGTCGTCCTCGTAGGTGGTGCGCAGTCGCCAAGCACCAAAGCCACCGCCGACGGCTTCTTCAAAGGCGTTGTCGTAGGCCTCGTTGGCCACGCTGTCATGCTCGTCGGCACGGTACAAGCCGTCGCAAGTGTCGGCCAGCTTGTCGTTCTCCGCGCCGTCCTTGGACACAAAGTCCACGGTGATGCGGTTGTTGCGGTATTCCGAAATGATGCGCATGACCGCCAGGGCGATCTTGTTCACCTCGAACTTAGGCTTGTTCTCGTAGATGTCCCAAAGTGGGCCTTCCCATTGGGCACCGGCCAGCGAGTAGAAGCGCCGATCTTGCAAGCACTGAAGGCGCTCGTCACGCAGCGCCGTTTGGACGTTGTCAAACTGAGAGAGCGCTTCTGCGTGGAGATTCGCCAGTCGCTGCTCTTTGGAAATGCGTGCCATATTTTTGCCCTCGTTTCAAGTATTTTCTCACCATTTCGACACGGTAGGCAATGGTTTGACCATCGCCGCCTTGTTGGCCGGTAGGCGCTGCACCAGGTTGATCGCGTCAAACATCGGGTCAAGCTGGTCGTCGTGAGCGCCAGACGGAAAGGCCGCGACCTCGGCCAGGAAGTCTGAAAGCCAAGGCGCATCCTGCGGCAGCAGCACGTTGCCCGTCTCGATGAACGGTGCCGCGTCGTAGCCTCGGCTGATCTTGTCCTTGTTGCGCTGCACCGCAATGACCGGCAGGCCTTCCCTGCGCAGGGTCTGAATCAGGCCAGTCCCTGAAACCTTGTCCTCGACGTACATGCCGCGCATGGTGGCTGCGTTGGCCAGCGGCCTCGGGTCATTCAGATGCTTGAGCCAAAAGGCACGCGCCTGCACCAAAAGCTCGGGCGCTTCCCACTTGCCGCGCACCTGGTCGAGCTTGACAGCCTTGCCAATGGATGAGCGTGCCCAACACTGCAGCACAGACCAGTCGTTGTGGTCGGCGGTCTTCTGGGCCGTGTCCACGGTGATGAAGCGGAACTCCAGCTGCGGGACGTGCGACCAATAGCCGAACCAGTCGGTGTTGATGATGCCGCCACCTCGGGGTGCTGGCCGCTGCTGGAGCTGTCCGGCCGTGCCGTAGGTGCCCAGGGTCTTTTCCAGTTCGGCCACCTGCGTCTCACCAAAGCGCTCGGGGAACATCAGCTCGCCTTCGGTCGTCCTTGGGTCAGTCCATCCAATGCTGGTGGTGCACCGAAACTCAGGCTCAAAGCGCATCGGGATGCACAGGTGCGTGTATGGCAGGCCCATTTCCTTGATGACGCCGGAGATGTCCTTCTCGTTGAGGCGCTGCATGATCACAACAATGGCCGACTTGTCGGAGTTGACGCGGGTCGGCAGGGTCTCGGTGAACGCAATCCGGGCCGCCTCCAACTTGGCCGCGCTGTTGGCGTTGTCGGCGCTGATCGGGTCGTCCAGGATGACGCGGTCACCGCGCACGCCGGTCATGCTGGTGAAGGCTCTGGCCTGTCGGATGCCCTTGCGGGTATTCCCGAACTCACGCTTTCCGTCCAGGTCGGCCAGCAGGTCAAGCGGCCAGAGCTTCTGGAACCACTCGGACTTGATCAGGTCGCGGCAGCGTCGGCTGTCTCGGATGGCCAGCTGCTCTTCGTGGGCCGTGCCAACGAAGCGCATCTCAGGCAGGCCAACTGGCCCCCACTCCCAGGCTGGCCAGATGACGCCGGTCAGCAGGGACTTCATGGAGCCAGGTGGCACGTTCATCAGCAGGCGGGTGATTTCGCCCTTGGTCACGGATTCCAGATGCAGGCAGATAGCGTCCAGCGCCCAGCCCCACTTCAGTTGCGCAGCCGGTTCGAGCACGCGCCAGGCACGCTTGGCGAACTCGGCCAGGCTGCGTTTGCACAGTTCGCGCTCAATGGCCAGCAGGTCAGCTTGCGTCAGTTGCATCTTTTGCGGCCATGATCTGCGCCAGCACCTCGGTGCCAAGTTGAGAAACGTCCAGGGTGGCCACGGCAATCGGTGCGCCGTTGGCTCCGGTGTGCTCCAGCTGTCTGGGCGGTTCTTTCCAGCCCATCTGGCACTTCGACCACCAAATCTGCGCGGTCGTGTCGCCTGCCATGGCTTTTTGGAAGATACCCTTTCCAATCTGAGCGTTGGCCTTGGCCTTGCCATTCACCAGTTCGGTGGCGAACTTGTCGCGCAAGGTGTCGATGCAGATGCCTTCCCGAATTAAAGCAGCGATCTGCTCAAACGGCACGCCGTAACCCGACATTGCCTCCACTTGCTTGCGCTCGGCATCGGTCGGTTCAAAGGGTTTGCGGCCAGCGCCAGGACGTGCGCCGCCGTTCTTTTTGGCTTGAACTGCCTCTTTTTTAGGCAGTCGGGTGGATTTTTCAGGTGTTTTTGCCATTTGTAACCTCCGCGAAAGGTTCGCCAGTTTCTGCGTGAATTGCTATTTTGCCTGTGAAATCCTGCCAGCGCTTCACGATCACATCGCAATACTTCGGGTCGAGTTCCATCAGGCGTGCGACGCGGCCGTTCTTCTCGGCTGCGATCAGGGTGGTGCCGGAGCCGCCGAAGCTGTCCAGGACTTGGTCGCCGCCCTTGGTGTTGTTCAGGAGCTGGTACTCAAACAGGGCCACCGGCTTCATGGTCGGGTGCTCGCCGTTGCGGCTTGGCTTCTCGAACTCCAGGATGGTGGTCTGCTTGCGGTCGGCAGCCCAAAGGTGCCCGGCTCCTTCCTTCCAGCCGTACAGGCATGGCTCGTGCTTCCAGTGGTAGTCCTGGCGGCCCATGACCATGCTGGACTTCTTCCAGATCAGGCACTGGCGGACTTTCCAGCCTGCGTCCTGGGCAGCGCCTCGGAAGTTGTAGCCCTCAGAGTCTGCGTGCCAGATGTAGAACACAGCGCCGGGCTTCATGACCGTGTCGGCTGCGGTGTAAGCGTCGCGCAAGAACTGCCGAAACTGCTCGTCGCCCATCTCGTCGTTCTTAATCGTCAGCTTCTCCTTGGTGCCGCCCTCATAGGCCACGTTGTACGGTGGGTCTGTCAGCCACATGTCCACCAGTTGGCCGTCGGTCAGTTTGGCCAAGTCGTCCATGCTGGTGCTGTCGCCGCACAGGAGGCGGTGCTTTCCCATGACCCAAATGTCGCCGGGCACGGTGCGCGGGTGCTCCGGCAGCGGTGGGGCATCGTCGGGGTCGGTCAGGCCTTCGGTGCCAACGGGTGCCAGCAGCTCCTTGATCTCGTCCAGGTCGAAGCCAGTCAGCTCGAGGTCGAAACCAAGCTCCTGCAGATCGGCAAACTCCACCTTCAGCATTTCAGTGTCCCAACCGGAGTTCAGCGCAAGTCGATTGTCGGCAATAACATAAGCGCGTTTTTGAGCCTCGGTCAGGTGATCGAGCCGAATGCACGGCACGTCGGTCAGGCCCAACTTGCGTGCAGCGAGCACTCGGCCATGTCCGGCAATGATCCCCCCCCCCCCCATCAATCAGCACCGGATTGGTGAATCCGAATTCCTTGATGGATGAGGCGATCTGCGCGACCTGTCCGTCGCTGTGCGTTCTGCTGTTGCGTGCATAAGGTATCAGCCCATCGATCTGGATGGTTTCAAGTGTGTCTGGCAGTTTCATGCTTTTGCTTTCTTGGTTGCGAGCGCTGCCGCCCGGTAGTGTTTGGCCAGTTCGATCAGGCCTTCGTGAGAGTATTTGCGCAGGGTGTTGTCGCGCTCGATGCTTTCCACAGCTTGCAGGCCGATTCGTTCCACTAGGCGTTGGCGATATTCCACATGGTTTCCGGCCAGGTAGTTGTTGCAGTGCTTGCATTGACCATGGCAGTTGTCCTCAACAAACCGCATGTGAGGTGCGCTGCCGACCGATCGGTAGTGTCCGGCATCGTAGGTGTTCGGTTCGTTGCTCAGTGTTGTGCCGCAGGAAATGCAGGGTTTACCCGCATCCCTTGCGCGGATGAACGTGTTGAAGGCAGTCTGAGCTTTTTTGGTCAGTTGCGGCTTGGTTTGCATGTCGTCCAGTTTGCGCTTTGTTTCCTTGCGGTCAGCAGCTGCCGCTTTGGCTTGAGCTTTTTCCGTTGTTTTTCTGGCCAACATAAGGGCGCAGCGTGGGCTGCAAACCGTTTGCATGGGTCGCGTCTTGGTATAGGCGCAAGAGCAAACCTTGCATTTGTGTTGACGTTCTGCGTTTGTGGTCATGCTGCCTCGATCTTGTAGTCGTGAAAGATTGCACCCTTGCTGGCGTCACCAACCTTGCAGGCCTTGACCCAGACATTTTTCCCGGTGGTCAGCCTGCGCAGGTGCCCTCGGCGGTCGTGCAGCCTGGGTGATGCGTGTGTGCCGCCTTTGCTGTCCGATCGGGGTTTTGCAGGCTCAATGTAGACCGTCGTCCAGTCGTAGGTTGGTGCCTTGCCCTGCTGCATTTTCCTTCGGTTTGTGAAGGTGTCGCGCACTGTTGGAATGTATGCCTCGATTCGACGATCCATCAGGCCGTACCAAACGCCGACCTGCGCCAGCATCAATTCTGCCAACTCCTTGTCCACCGGTTCGTCATCATTGACAGCGCCGTAGCGGATTTGGTCGCCTTCGATGAAGTAAAACATGGCCGGGATTGGCCGAAGCCTGGTTCCGGTTGGGCCTTTCCACATTGAGACGGTAATTCCGTCCTCTGGGTCATTTCCAGCCACCAGCATCAGCACTTCGTAGCTGGCGTGGGTTTTGGTCTTTCCTTTCCAAACCACAAAGCATTTATCAAATGGCGGTCTGTGCGTCATCACTGGGTCCAGGTCTGCGCGTTGCTGATCGGTGAATCCGCCGCTAAGGTCAAACCATTTGATGTCCACAATGTCAATGCCTGCATCGGCCATGAGCTTCATGGAGTCTCGGACCAGTTGCGTCGTCATGTGATCTCTCCAGTGTCTGGGTCGATGAATTCTGGCGCAGTGAACTTCACGCCTTGCTGCGCCCCAAACGCCTCGATCAGGTCTTGAAGCTCGCACATCTCGGGCTTGGTCATGTTGCTGGTGGACTTTCCAAGGGCCACAAAGCCGCCGTCGATTCCTGGCACGACGTCCTGTTTGGTCAAGGCAGCGGTCAGCACGTCCTTCCAGTTTTCAGGGGTCAGCTTCCTGCCGTACCAGTTCACTTGCTTGCTGACGTCGGTCAGCATGGCCCATAAGCGTGAGTTCTGGGCAAGCGTGCGGGTCTCGGGCCTCACTTCGACGACCATCCGGTGGCCAGCCATCAGGGATGCTTTGATCAGTGGCCAGATCTGCTGCGTCAAGACTTTGTGGGACTGGACTGGCTCGAACAGCGTGATTTTGATGCGGTCGGTCATAGTCCACATCCAAACAAACCAGCGCATTGTGAGTTTTCTTCATCAATGTCGCCACGTTCCCGACCATCTTTTGCCCAGGCAATCACGCCATAGATGCCAAGAGCACCAAACCGCTTAGGCCTGAACATCGGCTTTCCAATCTCAACTTCCAAATCGTTGACGCGTTCAATCTCGCCAGGAGTCAACCGAAGGAAATCGGCCCGGTTGGCGTTCACACACGGATTGCATTCCAGACTGCGGTGGGGCAGCGGCTCAAATCCAGCGCGGTTCAGCAAGTCATTGCGCTGAGCATCTGTATGCAGGTACAGCGGGTGCCACAGCTTTCGACCACCGTGGTACTCAGAGCCATAAACAAACTCAGGAGTATTGGCACGGTCTGGACTCTCAGCACGACGTTTGCCAACCATCACCACGGACGTGCATTCTGGGTCAGCCTCGTCGATCCATTGCAGAAACGGAACGCCTTTAAGGTGGGCGGTGCAAAACTGCTGGGCGTTACCTGGAAAACCTTTTTTGGTTCTGACCAGCTCAGCCATGCCAATGCTGTTGATGATGTGCGTCTTGATGCCATGGGTTTCGGCCCATGCGTGAATCCGTTCAACGCGCTGAATCCACCCTGGAGCAAGCCATCCAGTATTAGAAAACACAACGTGCAGGTTTTCCACTTTGTTTTCTATGGCCCACTGAATCATGGCAACACTGTCGTTTCCTGCGGAACTTGAAATTACATTCATGTCAGGCACTCCCGTACTGCGATCCAGCACTCGTCGTCGCTGAGGGGGGTTTCATCAATGTCTGGCGCACGCACTCCAATATGCGCTCCCGGCCAGGGTTGCCTGGAAAGCGCTCGATGGACGCCAGCATGGACGCAGCCAGGCGCTTGTCGGGCCGGGCGCTCAGTACCAGCCTGCAGCAGCACTCCACGCATTTGAACGAATACGCCCCACTGTGCGGCCGTTGTTTCGATGATTCGCATTGCTGGCATGTCATTTCTCACCAATCGCCAGCTGGCCAAGTGCGTCAGCAATCTGAAAGCTGATCGCCGTCTTTCCGCCGACCTTGCCACCTTTGTAGACCAGACGGGCTTTCTCGGTCTCGCCAATCACGGCAGGCTTCGGTGGCTTCAGGCCTTTCTTGGCGTACATCTCGTCTGGGCTTCGGTCGCCCACCAGCAGACGGGGATAGTCAAACGTCTCGCGGTCGGTGTAGGCGCGATGCGATTCGCAGAACCTGTGCTGGAGGTAACTCAAGTCCTTGGTCTCGCTCCGGCAAACTTTCGGCCAGCCACCCAAGTCCTCGATGGCCGCGTGAATCGCCGGGTCATCAAAAACCACGTCCGAGTACGCGCCAACCCGCTGCATGGCATCAAACGCCTTGCCCCATGCCAGCATCGCCCTGTCTGTGGCCGTGCCTTCCAGCTTGCGCACCAGGTCGGCAGGCTTTGGCGGGAAAACGCCGCGCTCAGCATCCATGGCGTGCTGGGTTAGGGCTTTGCGCACCTGGTCAATGTCAAAACGCTGGCAGGCTTGCCACCAGACCGACAGGGCAAACGGGGTGACGTCTTGCTTGTAGAAGGCCATCACGTCGCGCAGGATGTCGGCAAATTGCTGCTGGTCAGTTGCTCTCATGTGTCGCTCCTTGTTGCGCCAGCCACTCGTCGACGGCTGCCTGGTTGCGCTGCTCGACCGCAGCTTGCTTGTTGATCACTTGGCCGCGTTGGGCAGAAACCCAGTCCGCTTTGAATCCCTGCCAGCCTCTTGCCACGCATTCCTGCAAGGCCTGTTGCATATGCCAGCCTGCCTTGTCGGCCTCGCGCTGAATGCCTTGCAGGGCAGTTTCGGTCATTGGTGACCGCTTGGCTTTCCTGATGGCCAGGAAGTCGTCCCAGACTTTTTGATCAACATCCTCGGGTTTGACAATGGACGCGCTTTTGCGCGGCTGTATTCTTTCCTTTGGTTGTTGGTTATTGGTTATTGGTTCTTGGTTATTGGTTAGTTGACGTTCGTTCAACGCCTGTTCAACGTCTGTTGAGCGTCCGTTCAATCTGCGTTCAGCAGACGCTCGGCCAGCCTGCGAAGCCTTCTCAGACTTCAGCTTGAAGTGCTGGATTTCCTTGTCGGCCCGGTGGTTTGTCCAGCAGCCTTCGTCGTCCTGGGTGAAAAAAGACCGCAGGACATAGTCCACTTCGGCCTCGTGGCCACGCATTCCAATCATCCGTGCAACGGTCGTTGAGCATCCGTTCAACGGTCGTTCAGCCAGGTAATACTCGTCAAGAAGCCTCCTGTAGGCCAAGTCCTCAAGGAGGTTTAAGCCCTTTGTGTGGCTGGCGTAATCGCCTATGTTGAAAGTGTAGTAGTGCATTTTTCCCTCACAGTCCGCCCAAAAAAGGAACTGACGGCAGGCGGGGAGGCTCGCTTTTCGGTTGGCTCATGACTTCCAACCTATCCGGGTTCCACATTCGATTGATCTCAGACAACCAGATCATTCAGTGATTTGCGAAAGGCCGCGCCGAACTTGCGATCAAGCTCAGGCCGCCACTTGTATGCCACGCCATTGCGTGACCAGGCCTCAACAGCCGGGCCGCTTGGCGCTTTCATGGCTGTGGCCACCGCCTTGTAGGAGCCAAGGCTCTCACGGGCGAAAGCCAGAACCTGTGCGTAGTATTGGTCGTCTTTCTTCATGCGTTGGACTTTAACACAATTTTGCAGCGATCGTGCAAAAAATATTTTGACGGACTTGCACAAAATCCTGTTGCACTGTGCTAATATTCGTTTCACCAACAACCACCCACGAAAGGTAAACACGATGCAAGACGACTTTTACATAAACGCGGTGGACGGCAATGCCGCCATCGTCAGCCAAAACGAGGAGCACATCTCGCTTGGTGTGCACATCCGAGGAGGTAGCTGCCGCATAGACCTGACGCCAGCGCAAGCCCAGGAACTGATCGACGCAATCACCCAGACTTTGAACCAGGAGACAACAGCATGACAACCGAAAAACAAAACGTTTACCAACTGATCTCATTGGTGGCCGGCGAACTGGCCAACACCGGCATCAGCAAAAACCAAAGAAACAGCCAGGGCATTGGATACAACTTCCGAGGCATTGACGACGTTTACAACGCCATCGGCCCATTGTTGGCCAAGCATGGCCTGAGCATCCTGCCGCGCACGCTTTCCAGAGATTGTGTGGAGCGCGTAAGCGGCCAAGGCAAAGCGCTGTTTTATGTGACGGTGGACATGGAGTTCGACTTTGTGAGCGCCCACGACGGCAGCAAGCACACGGTCAAGATGTATGGCGAGGCCATGGACTCTGGCGACAAGGCGACCAACAAGGCCATGAGCGCAGCTTACAAATACGCCATGTTCCAGGCCTTCTGCATTCCAACAGAGGGCGACAACGACGCGGATTCACAGACCCACAACGTGGCCGCAAAACAAACGGTGCCAGCCGGTTATGGTGAGTTCGAGGCAGCCACCCTGCCAGCCATGCGCGAGGCCGCCATGCAAGGCAGCGAATCCCTGGCCGCAGCGTTCCAGGCTTTGCCCAAGTCGGCACACAAGGCAGCGTTCTGGCAAGCCCAAGGGCCAGCCCTCAAGAAGGCCGCCAAGACCGCAGACGAGCAGGTGGCAGCATGAGAATCATCACCGCAGATCAAGGCACCGAAGAGTGGAAGCAGGCACGAGTCGGTGTTCCATCCGGATCAAAGTTCAGCGACATCATGGCCAAGGGAGGCGGTGCAACCCGCGCAACTTACCTGACCGCCTTGGCCTTGGAGCGCATCACAGGGGTGCGCGAAGAGTTCAAGACAACCTTTGCCATGGATCAGGGCACCGAGCGCGAGCCTTTTGCCCGGTCAGCATACGAGGCCCACACAGGCCAGTTTGTCACCGAGATCGGCTTCTGCATGCACGACACGCTGCAGGTCGGTGTCAGCCCTGACGGCCTGGTTGGCAAGGTCGGGATGACCGAATACAAGTGCCCGATGCCCAAGACACACCTGGAGTATTTGCGGCTTGAGCCAGGCAAGTGCCCGACGGCTTACCGCTGGCAGGTGCAGGGCCAGCTCTGGGTGGCCGAGCGCGAGTGGTGCGACTTTGTGTCCTACAACCCAGACTTTCCAGAAAACGCCCAGCTCATCATTCGCCGGGTGATGCGTGACGAGAAGGCCATCAACGAGTTGGAGATCGAGGTGCTCAAGTTCCTTGGGGACATCGAGCGCGAGGTCGAGTTCATCCAGTCTTACAAGGATGCAGCATGAACAACACAAACACAGGTGGGCCAGCGTTTCCCGCACAGTGGTTTGACAAGCAAACCGATGACATCGCCTTTGCACAAGGCATGACCCTGCGCGACTACTTTGCGGCTAAGGCGATGCAAGGCATGCTGGCTTGCCCAGTGCAACCACAAAGCGGCGCGGATATGTACGCTCGTGATGCCTACTTCGTGGCCGACGCCATGCTGAAAGCGAGGGAATCATGAAAGGCCGCGACCTCCGAGACGCTGGAATCGCTGCCGTGTCCATTGGCCGAGAGGACTGGATCGCCAAAGCACGACGCACAGCGATGAACATCGCAGGCCGCAATGGGCAGGTGAGCATCAATGAGGTTCGTTTGTATCTTGACCTGCCAGACGATTGTTCACCGAATCTTTGGGGCAGCGTTTTCAAGAGCAAAGATTTCGAGGCAGTAGGTTACTGCCAAGCAACCCACCCATCAGCCCACGCTCGGGTCGTTCGGGTTTACAAACTGAAGGAGAAAGCATGAAAGCACAAGGACTGGCACGCATCGGCAAAGACGCCGAGGTTCGGTTTACACCAGGCGGCACGGCAGTGGCCAACGTCTCGCTGGCGTTCACCTACGGCAAGAAGGGCGACGACGGCAAGCGCCCGACGCAGTGGGTCGATGCCTCGATCTGGGGCCAACGCGCCGAGCCGATGGCACCTTACTTGCTCAAGGGCAAGCAGATCGTGGCGTACCTGGAGGACGTACACCTGCAGACCTACACCAAAGGCGACGGCACACAGAACACAAAGATGGTGGCACGTCTGGCCGATCTGGAATTTGTTTCTGACAATTCAGACCACAAACCAACACAAAAGCCGCAAAGTGCGCCACAATCCAAGCCCCAGGGTTCTGGGTTTGAGGACTTCGAGGACATCGATTTTTAAGGAGCAACCATGAACGTAGCACGAGAAATGACATTCGGTGAGAAGGCCGTCGGCCTGACATTCAACCCAAGCGGAGACCCAACGGTCGAAGCAATCAAACGCAAGTGCGCAGACCTGATCGATGAGATTCACGAACTGCGCACCAATCAGCCAAACGCTGATATCGCACGGATGGCAAGTTTGGCCATCACGGAAATTCAGGCTGGCCAGATGTGGGCAGTCAAAGCAGCCACTTGGAAATTTTGAGGAGCAACCATGAGCACACGCATCTACCTGGTCACCGACGTGGAGACCAACAAACACCGCCTGATTCGCGCAGGCAATCAGGCCCAGGCCATCCGGCACGCCGCACAGACCCGGTTCGACATCGAGGTGGCTGGCCAGGACGATCTGGTGAGCCTGCTGACCAGCGGCATTCCGGTCGAGCTGGCTGGCGCTGGTGCCACGGTGGACATGTTTGAAGAAGCGCAGGAGGCAGCATGAACCAAGAACAAATCGCACGTGTGTGCCACGAAGTGAACCGGGCTTACTGTGAGTCGCTTGGCGACATGAGCCAGCCATCATGGGAAGACGCGCCGCAATGGCAGAAAGACAGCGCCATGCTTGGCGTCAAGCTGCACACCGAGAACAACGTCGGGCCAGAAGCAAGCCACGAGAGCTGGATGGCTCAGAAGGTCGCAGATGGCTGGGTGTATGGGCCGACCAAAGACCCAGAAGCAAAAACGCATCACTGCATTGTTCCGTTTGACATGCTGCCACGCGAGCAGCAAGCCAAGGACTTCATCTTCCGCGCTGTGGTGCACGCCCTGCGTCAAACAGCACCAGCAACAGAGGTGTCAGCATGACCACCGGAAACAAACGCCAATACGTGACCGTGCGCCTGCCGGACGACATCATGGCCAAGCTCAAGGCCGAGGCCGAGCGCAACACCCGAAGCCTGTCTGCCCAGGTGCTGCATTACCTGAAGCAAGGTCTTGAGAAGGTGAAAGCATGAAGCGAGGCTGGCAGTTCGACGTGGAGTGGTTCACGCACCGCTGGCCGCTGTTTGTGTGCGGCATTCACCAAGGCCAGTTCTGCCTGTGCCTTTGGGTGGTCGATGTGACCATCTGGAGGTACTGATGGACAAGCGCTATGTCCTGATGGCCGTCCTGCGTCCTTCATCCATCCACCTGGCCGCGTGCCGGGCACTTTCCTGTGGTTCACGGCCAGCGATGGCTGTGTTCCTTGACCGAGTTGAAAAGAAATTCAGCATCCTGGAGTACAAGCCATGACCTACGCATCCGAAGATGACACCGAAGAACTGCTGCGCGTTGGCAAGATGCCAAAGCCATTACGCCTCGCCGCCATGTTGGAAAAGACAATGCAGTGGCCATTGCATGGCAAGGCTGCGGACTGCTTGCGCGAGATGTATGACTTGCTGCAAGGCTGCGAAACTGAGATGCGCTACGCAGGTTGGGACAAGCGTGAAGCCGACAACCCGATGCG